CGAACGCTTACGTGTACTGGTCGTCGCCCCTCTGCTATTTTGCAGAGGACGTAAGCCCCGTGCCCGTGCAGTACTAGCGTTCATTGTGTTCGGGTGTCCATCGTGTCCATCAGGGTGCGAAGCGCCCGAGCACCCAAGGCACGTAAGTGCCGCATCTTAGTTCTTTGACATGTTGTTTCCGTTCCTGTTTTATTTTTCCCGCCGTAAGGCGGTCGCACTTGAAAAATTAAATATTACATTTGTGCCGCCTATTGATTGGGCGGGTTGTCTTCTCTGACGTCCAGTTCCGGCCTTCGCTGTCCGTTCCGTCGTGGTCCTGCGAACAACGGTGCTAATGCCGGCTTAGCGTACCTCAATGGTAACAATGCGGTCTCGAACGCTAACGTGAACTGGTCGTCGCCCCTAGGATATGCCGCTGATTTATTCAGTAAGAAGAAGTGGAGGAGAGACCCTGTCACTGGACAAAAAATCAAGGCTAAAGGTATAGTCCCGGTAGGTTGATAAACCGACGGCTCATGACCCGATGGCGATTGCAGACACTGGACACTAAAAGACACTTGGGACACCATGAGGAGAAAAGGTGACTTTTCCGGGGATATAGCCCGGAAAGAAAACTATTACAAGGCTTTTGATCATGCCAGCAAGAACAAGCATGGCAAAAAGGCCATAACAAAGTTCGAGGCGGACTTGGAAAAGAACCTTTCCGATCTCCTATACTCTTTTGAAAACGGGACGTTCGTAACCTCCCCGTATCGTTTCATGACCGTCCATGAGCCGAAAAAACGTCTTATCGGGATGCTCCCTTTCCCGGATCATGTCCAGCATTGGGCGATGCTCAATGAGGTGGAGGATTATTTTACGAGATCCTTCTCCGCGTATACCTACGGAGGGGTGAAAGGACGCGGTCCCCACGCCTACATGAGGATGATCCGGAAGGTCCTGAGAAAATATCCGGAACGTACCACCGACTATCTCCTGTGCGATATCCACCACTTCTATCCGACCGTCAATCACCCGGTACTGAAAAGCCAGCTCAGGACACGCATCAAGGATAATCATTTATTGCGAAGGCTTGATGAGATCATTGACAGCGTCGAGGGGGATACCGGTATGTTTCCCGGCACGAAGCTGGCGCAGTTCTTCTCGCTTGTCTATCTTTATCTTTTCGATCACGATTTGAAGCGGTGCTTCCATGTCGGGGAATGCCCTGCTTTGGTTGAGTACTACACGAAAAGGTATATCGAGGAAAGTATCGCGACGGCCAAAACAGAACATGATTATGAGGAGTTATCCAAAGGGATCCAATATCTCTCGGACAGGTTCAAGGGATATCTGAACCGTCTGGATTTCTGCTACCGTCTCGCCGATGATGTCCTGATACTGCATGAGGACACCGTATTCTTGCACCTTGTCATCGAGTGGATCGGTCTTTATTACGCTAACGAGCTTAGGATCGGTCTTAACCCGAGATGGAAGATCGGGCACGTGACGGACGGTGTCGATACGGGGGGATACGTGCATTTCCCGGATCACGTCCGTGTCCGGAAACGTAACAAGGTGGCTCTCTGCCGCCAGATAGCGAGATTGAGAAAGAAGGGTTTGCCGGACGAGGAGATAAGGAGGAGGGCCTCTTCCCGTATAGGCTTCATCCAACACGCTGATACGAGTAATCTATTAAATAAATTAGGAATGGAAACACCAAGGAAAAGACTGGGACAGGTGATAAGGAATAAAAAAAGTCCGTGGGAGGATCTCCCGGCCGACCGGAAAATGAGATTCGAGGATATACTTTATGATACCCGGATACCGGAGGATAAACGAGGGCCGGAGGATGATAAACTCATAGAGTTGATTGATTATAAAATCGAGGATAGCAAGATCGAGAGAAACGAGGACGGCACGCCAAAGAAGTGCCTCGCCATACGTTTCCGATGGAAAGGCGAGGAGCGTTACGCTTTCACCGGTTCCGCCGTCTTGATCGACCAGGCGCTCACGGACTTCTCTCACGAGGACTTGCCGGTGGATACCGTGATAAAGGTGCTCACCAACAAGTTCGGTAAGAAATTTTTCAGGTTCACTTGACCCGTGGGGATCGCTCTTGGCCGATCCTTCCGGGTCGGCTAAAAACATTTAAATATATGGAGACAAGAGCGATTTACACGGAGAGAAAGACATTCGTAAGATACGATGACAACCATTACCTGCTATACCTGAACGAGGAGGTCTTGGAGAACCACGTTCCGGAGGGCCACGGGGGCGAACCGGAACCGGAGCCTTGCACGGCTTACGCCTATACCGGCACGTGCGAGGATGGCGGCACGCTGATAGAGGCCGCGGATGCCACGTACGAGCGGTTCGTGTCCGGGCTCGTACGCACGAGATATTCCGCTGACAGGGTGGAGGCGATCACCCTCAATAAATTAGGTTCGGATACGGCAAGGATGGCCGAGTTCGAGGCGGAGTTCGCGGAGCTGGAGCGTTACAGAAGCGATTGTAAGGCGAGGGTGCGTGCCTTGCTGGGTATGCCCGAAAGCGTCTCGAACACCCTTTAAATACCGTTCGAGATGCGTATCTATGATAAGACGGGCGAGGTATTGCTTGACATCCCGGTGGACGATGACAGCTATCGTTACCGGGCGATAGCGCAAGCGAAGAAGGTGGAGCTGCGTTACTCCCTCGCGGATCACGTGGAGCTGCCCACCGGGGCGTATATCGAGTACCAGGGGGAAAGGTACACGCTGTGGTACCCTTCGGATTTCAAGAAGGAGGGCACGAGGGTATTCGACTATACCGTCACCTTCGGCGGTAACGAGGAGATCCTGAAAAAATATAAGTACAAGCTGCTGGCGGACAAGCCGTACAAGCTCAAGTTCGTCATGACGGCCACGCCGGGGATGTTCGTGGAGCTGCTGGTGGACAACTTGAATCTTTATGATTCCGGCTGGACGGTCGGCACGGTGATCGAGGCCCCGGAGAAACTGTTGTCGTTCAACCATGAGAAATGCTGGGCTGTATTGGGGCGTTTGGCCGAGGAGTTCGACACGGAGTTCGAGATCGTGGGCAAAACTATCAACCTCCGCAAGGTGGAGTATTACAAGGACGCTCCTCTAAAGCTATCCTACGGAAAAGGTAACGGATTCCTTCCCGGTGTAGGTCGTGCGAACCAAGGCGACAACCTCCCCGTTGAGATCCTTTACGTGCAAGGTGGCGAGCGGAATATCGATTATTCGGCCTACGGAAGCCAGACCTTGCTGCTCCCCAAGTCGCAGGAGCTTTCCTACCAAGGCAGACGCTACAAGACCGACAAGGACGGGATGTATGTCACTCGCGCGGACAAGCCTCTTTCCTCTTATAATGAGGACAGCTACGACGCCAGCGATATATATCCATCCCGGGTCGGTACGGTGAGCGAGACCGACACGGAGCCGGGCGAGGACACGGACGGGAACGAGGTCACGTTCTATAATTTCTACGACTCGTCAATTCCAGATAACCTGAATCTCGAGGATTGCCTGATCGCCGGCCAGACCATGACGGTTATCTTCCAGACAGGCCGTCTGGCGGGCCGTGAGTTCGACGTAAAGTATGTACATGACGGCCGTAAGTTCGAGATCGTCTCGTCCGAGCAGGATGGCATGACGCTGCCGAACGCCTCCCTGTATCCGGAGGTCGGCGACAAGTACGCCGTCTTCAACATATCTCTTCCCGCCGCCTACGTATGCGACAACGCCACCAAGACAGGGGCGAGCTGGGACATGTTCCGGGAGGCGGTACGCTACCTGTACGAGCGTGAGGAGCGGCAATTCACGTTCAGCGGAGAGCTGGACGGCATATGGGCCAAGAAGAATTGGCTGGCGATCGGCGCCAAGCTGGTCCCCGGCGGTTATGTCGATTTCAGCGACCCGCAATTCCAGCCGGACGGCATCCTGATCCGGATCACCGGGGTGAGGGATTACATCAACAGGCCCCACAGCCCGGAGCTTGAGCTATCCAACACGCCGGTAGGCGGTTTCCTGTCCGATGAGCTGGGCAAGCTGGAGAGCGAGGAGGTGACGAACGAGACACGACACAAGCAGGCCGTATCGTTCACCCTTCGCCGTTGGCGTGACGCGGTGGAGATGCAGGGGATGCTGGAGAGAGCGTTCAAGGATTACGGCAAGGGGCAGGCGATGTCGTGGCTTCGCACCATGTCGGTATTGGTGGGACATGAGTCGTTGCAGTTCCGTTTCGTCAACCGTATTCCCACGGAGGACGGACAGGCGGTCACCGAGGTGGATCACGCCTTCACGTATGACCAGCGGAAACGTACGCTTGCCACCCCCTCCGGAATCTTGCAGCACATGACGTTGGGGATAGACTCGCTCGCCCCCTCCCACAAGGTGACGGAGTACAGGTATTGGAACGTGGCGGCTTATACGTCTCCCTATCTAGGTGATGATATGGAAGCCATGTACCTGTACGCCCGCTGCGCCAAGTCGGGATCGTCCGGCTCTTTCCTTCTCAGCAAGGAGCCGAGGGACTTGGATGACGGCTCGTATTACAATCTCCTTTGCGGGGCCTTGAGTACAGAGGTGGACGGCCAGCGCAGTTTCTCCACGCTTTACGGCTTCAGCGAGATCGGCCCGGGCTGGATGCGGCTGAACAAGATCATCAACACGGACGGCACGCAATACTGGGACATGCTCTCCAAGGCGTTCCGGATCGGCGATGACAACGCTTTCCTCTCATATGACCAGCGAGACGGTCTCGTGTTGAAAGGCAGTATCTACCAATCGCCCTCCGGCGAGATCGACTATCCGGAGGTGGATCGGGGCGCTTACTCCGATAAGTCCGTCTATTACCCCGGCGACAAGGTATCTTACGATGGTAACGTGTATAAGTGTATATCCCAGACCACTCCCGGCACCGATCCTGCGAACACTAGGTTCTGGAAAGAGCTGGTCGTGAAGGGCGAGGACGGCAAGCCTGGAGCGAACGGATCGGACGGAAGGGACGGGATCGATGGGATGGACGGTGCGCAAGGGCCCCGTGGCGATCGTGGCCCCCGCTGCACCTACCGTGGCGATTACAGTGACGGTATAACCTACAACGGTAGCTCCTTGATAACGGATATTGTATCTATAAAGCAAAGCGATGGCACCCGCAAGTACTACGTGGCGAAGGTGAATGATAACGAGCCTACCTTCATCGATGTCAGCCCTAAGGCGTGGAACGGCTCCGCCTACTGGGACACCTTCGGGGCGAACTTCTCCAGCGTGGCGACCGATTTGCTGATGGCACGGAAGATAGCTGCCTCGGAGATTGATGTAGATAACCTCTACGTTACCAGTTTGGCTGCCGTGAGGGGGACGATAGGAGGATTTACCGTATCAAAAAACCAGATAAACTCGAACGTTTATGGCACGGAAGGTAACTATCAGCATTCGTTTTATATAGATTCTGGTAAAGGTGAGATCGGAATAGATGGATCTTCAATCGTGACGTATAAGTTGAGTGGAGGATATAAGTATGGGGACGATTCCGCATGCCTGTACATTCGAAGGGACTTGCAACATACCAAGATGGAGGGACCTAGGCATGCGATAACGGTAAAAGCAATTACGGCTAATGACGTAGATACCATGGTTGAGCTAGAATGTGAGTCATCGACACAGGATTCCATGACATTCTTACATTGTAAGCACGGCTCTAGGGATATACATGTAGGCACCAAATATTTCTCGAACGACTCTCCCGGAATTTGGAGGACCACCTTGAGGCTGGACTTGATGCCATCGGTGACGCAGGTAAATACGGAATCCACCTCCGGGACGAGGTATAATGTTAAGTGGGACTCCGCTACCGGACTTCTTTATATAGAATAACAAAAAAAATACGACAAAAGATGAAGATGAATTTGACATTGAAAGACAGGGCTATAATACTTCATATCGTATTACCCCAGTATGATACACGCAAGAATATTGGCTTGAAGATTTCTATCTCTGGGAAAATAGCGTTATCAATCGTAGAGCGTGATAGCATGATATACACCGAGCTAGGCGGAGGAGAATATTCGATCTCGTTCAAGGGAACGGATGCCATGACAGGTGTCAAGTCCTTTGATTTCACGGACGATGAGTTGTGGTACCTGAAACAGCGGGTGGATTACCTTGATCGGCAGGGGATGTTCTCCGCCGAGACGATCGGCTCTTATTCCAAGATACTCGACCAGCCTTTTTTCGGGGAGGAATACCAAGATAGATGGAACGAGCTAAAGGGAATAGATCCTATCGCTTAACGGGATATAAGCCTTTATCGGGGGCGGGCAAATGAAAGCCCCCGTATATATTAAAAGAAAACGAGATGAAAGGATTTGAGGAAGTTTTTATCGTTGCGTGGATAGTCTTCGGGCTGTACATGCTGGTGTTCATGGTCGTAGGCGCTGATCTGTGGAGCGGCGTGAGGAAGGCAAAGCGAAGGGGTGAGGTGAGATCGAGCTACGGTTTCAAGCGGACGGTTGACAAGTTGGCGAGGTATTACAACCTGCTCATAGCGTTGACTGTAGTTGACTGCATGCAGATGGGAGGTGTTTGGTACCTTGATGGCTACTACGGCTATCATATCCCGATCTTCCCTGTCATAACATTGATCGGCGCGATAGGGCTGGGCTGTATCGAGGTAAAAAGCATCTTCGAGAAAGCCGAGGACAAGGTAAGAAGCGATTACCAGCAAGTGTTGATGCTGGCCGGAGAGATCGCCAAGCACCGGACTGATCCGGAGGAGATAGCGAAAGCGGTTGTTGATTATATAAATAAGGGGAGTGGAAAATGAGAAATAGTAGTCTGCCCAGAGGGTTGAGAAACAACAACCCCGGGAACATCAGAAGGAACAGCGATGTCTTCCAAGGCGAGAAGACAAGCTCAGACAAAGAGTTCAAGCAATTTAAATCGATGGCATACGGGTATAGGGCGATCTTCAAGATCCTGTCTAACTATTACCGGAACTATAAGCTGGATACGATCCGTAAGATGATAGGAAGATGGGCTCCGGAAAACGAGAATGATACGGAGGCCTACATTAAGGCCGTGTCCGATTACGCCGGTATCCCTGCCGATGATCCGATCAATGTAAATGATCGTGAGCAAATGATCCGGATTGTGGCCGGGATGAGCAAGGTGGAGAATGGGAGAGAGGCTGATATGTCGGATGTGATAACGGGGTGGAGCTTGTTATGATATCCGATGAATTAGGGTTTTAACAATGGGTTCTTTGACAGGATGGGATAGCCAATAACAAATAATTTTTACATTTGTGATGTGAAAGTTATATGTTATGGAAGAAAATAAAAACTTAGGTGAAATAGTCATCTTTAATACAGATAGTGGTGATGTGAAAGTGCAAATAGATGCCATTAACGAAACTATTTGGATGACTCAAAAAGGAATGTCCGAATTGTTTGATGTTAGTGTATCGACAATAAGCAGGCATATTAAAAATATCTTTGAAGATGGTGAGCTTGAAGAAAAAGTGGTTGTTGCAAAAAATGCAATAACCACTGAGCATGGAGCTATTGACGGGAAAACTCAAACGAAGGAAGTGACGTTCTACAATCTTGATATGGTCATAGCCGTCGGTTACAGAGTTAACAGTAAACGTGCGACCCAGTTTCGTATTTGGGCTACAAAAACACTTCGTGAATATTTGGTAAAAGGTTATGTTCTTGATGATAATAGATTCATAAAAGGCCAGTCGTTGACTTATTTCAAGGAACTGTTAGATCGAATTCGGTCGATACGTATATCCGAAAGAGTGTTTTACCAGCAAATCAAGGATATCTATATGTTAAGTATAGACTACGATAAAAATGACCAGACAACACTTGATTTCTTTGCGTCCGTACAAAACAAGCTTCTTTGGGCGGTAAGTGGAAAAACAGCAGCGGAATTGATTTATTATAGGGCGAACGCAAAGTTACCGATGATGGGACTTACCTCTACGGAGAAAGAAGGTATTGTTAAGTCTTCAGATATTAATATCGGTAAGAACTACTTAACGAAAGATGAGCTTGACAACTTGAAATTAATAGTCGAGCAATACCTATCTTTCGCAGAGGCCCAAGCTATCAACCATATACCGATGAGGATGAAAGATTGGGAAGACAACCTTAATATTATCTTAACGATGAACCGTAAGAGCATCTTGACTGATTTAGGTAAAATATCAAAAGAACTGGCTAAGAAAAAGGCAAAGAACGAGTATGCTTTATATAAAGAGGCTCAAAAGGAGCAAGAATATTTGAATAGTATAAAAGAATTGGATAAGGATTTAAGGAGTCTAAGAAAAAAGAACCCTCCTAAATAGCATATAACTTTACATTTTATTGGAGAGTTTGGCGGCTATCCCATCATCATGGTTTAGTCGCCTTTTTCGTATCCGGGCGGCATCCAAATACGGGTACAATCAAATTTTTATAATAATGAAACCTAGATGCATTGTATTAATAATGGTAGGTATCCTCTCCCTGTTTGGGTGTCGAACCAAGATTCAACCTGTCGCTATCGAGAACCGTACCGACTCGATCTACATAGATAAGTTGGTACCTTACCCAATGCCAGCCGATAGCGCTTCCATACGTGCGTTGATGGAGTGTGATGAGCACGGCAAGGTTGTTCTCCGGTGGTTGGATATGGCGATCACGAAGAATGTTGAGCTTATGTTCGTCTTGGATAGCCTCGGTAACGTGATCGCCAACATGAGAGTTCCTAGGGATACGTTATATCTCCCTTCGAAAGAGGTATATGTCGATCGTAAGGTCGAGGTCCCGATCCCTGTGGAGAAGGAGTTGTCTCGATGGGAGAAAATAAAGATTGAGGCAGGAGGGTGGGCTATAGGCTTGTTATCCGGACTGGCCGTGATTGGTATCGGCTATGTAGTAAGATGGTTGTTACAAAAGAGAAGATCGTAGTTTGATATTGGTTTAGTGTTTTAGGTTTTCAGCCGCCCAGCCTGTAATGAGAGGATAGCTATGTTTTGTTAATGAATATTGCTATATGTTATTATTGTTCATGCTTTGTAACATGATCTCACCATCTTGTTTAATAACTTTATAAGTCTCATATTTGTGGATCATTTGTTCGTTCTTATCTCTTTCATGATAACTATGAACTAAAAAAAAATTATCATTGATCCAATGTTTTTCAAGTTCTTCTATGTTCTCGTATTTTGCTTGCATGTAGGATATATATTCTTCAATACTGTTACAGTTATAGGTAAACATATTCAATTTAACCTTATAAGGATTAGCCTTGTCTTCGCAAATACAAGTAAAAATACTTTGATTAAGAAGACCTTGTCTTGGGTTTGTTGACATATACATTATACTAAATTCTGTTTGTTCTTTTGGATAGATATATTCTACATCGAATTCACCTCCTGTTTTTTGACTTAAAATATTTTTAGATCTTAATGATTTGAAAGTTAGATAATTAATATTTCCTTTGTGTTGAATGTGGATATTTTTTGCATTTAACTTTCCTCCGTTGTATATTCCTAAACCTAAAACGTACATTCCTATCTCAGCATCGTAAGGTCTAACAATATCAATATTGTATTCTTCTCTGTTTTTAAGATGAAAACCACCTAATGTAAGGATCAAATTCTCATGGTATTTTATATTATCATCATTATATTTTTCCATTTTTGCATATTCAAGAGATTTTTTAGTGTCTTGAAGTTGAATTAAAGCTATAATTGCGGTAACTATAGCTATTATGAGTGCAATTGTTTGTACAGTGAATAACTTTTTTAGTAGTCGCCAAATACGGCTTGACATCTTATTATTTGATATTGTTACTGTTTGTGCCTTAGTACAAGGTGCATTACGTTTTTTGCTTTTTTTTGCCATAATAAAACAAATAGATAATTATACTGTTTGTGACTTTTATAAACTTTATGCAAATATAGATATTTTCTACTAAAGTGAAACAAACGGTATATCTGTGGAGTTATAAGCTTTCTTCCATAGACATGCCGTATTTTATAAACGCTGGAGCCCACAAGTATTAAAACAGCAACCTTCCTTCCTTTTTATCCATCACCGCATTGAAAACACTTTTGTAGGTCTCATACAACTCCTTCCGGCTTTCCGGCCCCGGCCAGTCGGCGAAAGACTCTCCGGCGAAGAATTTCCAAGCGAAGATCCGTTTGGCTTTTTCGGACAACCCTAACAGGTCGACCATATCCCGGATATCCTGCATACGTTCCCGGATATACTCGGTACGGTCAATACTATCATCGGGCTCATCAATAATGTTCAGTCTTCGCCAATCCACATTCTCATCTACCGGGATAGGCTTGTATTTATGTCGGTAGGGAGACGTGTCCGAGGTAACGTTCAGCTTTATCATTTGCAGGATATACCAGTCAAGTTCGGTATATTTACCTTGCTTGGCTTCCATAAGCCGGGAGAGGTGTTCCAGAGGCTTTTGAAGTAGCATACACATTACCTCGTTCAATACGTCAATAGCTTCACTACTCATTCCGGCAAGTGAGCAGTGATACTTAGCGTAATCCAGCCACCTGTCGTAACGTTTCTCAATATATTTATTCAATGCCTCACTTGCCATAGTTGTCTTTATTTGATATATTTGTTGCATGCTGTAATGGGGTGGCGCTGTGAGGCGCTGCCTTTTTATTTATTCTCTTTGTTAGTCTTTATCTCTCGCTATAAAAATGCCACTTTTAGTCTCCTCTCTTGTTCTTAGTCAAATCGATCATGTATTCAATACCTGCATTGAAGCCTTTATTGAAACCATCTTTATATTCATGATTTGATATTCCATGATAGTAAGCCGAGCCGAAGCACAAGGCGAAACCAATGGCTATCAATACCATCCCTGTTCCAAAGAATGGATAAGCTAGGGATATATGGAATGGCTTGAACTGAATCGATATTCCAGACGTGAGAATGAATATTAGCGAGATCATTCCGATTATTAACAATGATATTTTAAGCATTTGGACCTCCTTTGTTTACATTGTGCGACATATTCTTTAATCTTGTTTGACTTTTATAATCCTTACATCCATAAGCGGCGAGATTAATGGCGTGCGTACCTATTCCTTGTCCGGAGAAGCATGGGTAACGGATACATCTTACGCATTTCCTTCGTGGATATTTATTAGCGTCCTCCCGTTCTTTCAAGCGGTTGATCCCTATGTATTCCTCTGCCATGATTATTCCTCCTCCTCGGTCTCGTCGAATATCCGGGCCATCATATCGACGATGTTTGTTTGTATATTGTCCTCCGCGCCAAGTACGGCGTTGCTTATATGCTTTTTCTCCTCGATGATCCTGTAGAGCTTCTGGTCGATGGTCTTGCGGCCAAGCAGGTAATAGCAATTCACGGAGTCCTTTTGGCCGATACGATGTGCCCGGCTCTCGGCTTGGTCGCAATCTGCGTATGTCCACGGTAGCTCGATAAAAGCGACATTGCTTGACGCTGTCAACGTGATACCCGCCGCTGCGGCCTTGATGGAGCAGATGATGACGTCCGTCTTGGGATTCCGTTGGAAAGCGTCTATGGCCGCTTGCTTTTGTTGCATATCTTGCCGTCCGGTGACACACACCGCCGAGGGAAACGCCTGTAGGAGCCGGTCTACGATCTCATGCAGGTTACAGAAGAGGATGATCTTCTTTCCGTTCTCCCGAAAATCCTTCACGAAATCGATCACCTCTCTCAACTTACCCCGGGCCGTTATGTCCTTCAATATGCCTATTCGTACCATGACCTCGCCTTTCAGCGATTTTTGTACCTTCTCATCGTCGGCCTCCTTGTATCGTCTCAGATAATCCACCAAGTCACGCTCGGCGTCTTGGTATTCCTTGCGGTTGGTGATCTCGCAGGTCACGATCTGCCGTACCTTGTCGGGTAATTGAGTCAGCACCTTGGATTTTTCCCTCCGGAAGAAACAATGCTTCCAGAGCATGAAATTGAGCTCTTTCAAGTTCGAGGCCCCGTGCGGCCCAGAGCAATAGCGGCTCGTGAAATATTTCCAGCCTCCGAGATCGTTCATCCGGTCCATGATAGCGAGTTGGCATATAAGGTCGTTGGGCTTGTTTACGACAGGGGTACCGGTCAACAGGATGATCCACTCTTTCCCGGCGGTGATACCTTTGCAAAACTTGCTTTGTTGGGTAGCCGTTGATTTTACCTTATGGGATTCGTCAATGATCACGCTCTTGAACAACTTGATCGTATTATGGAACTCTACGTCTTTCAGCGTCCATTTCTCCGATTTGTTGATTCGGCGTACGAAATACTTTCGTAGGCTCTCGTAGTTCACGATGAACACATGGTTCATGCCCGTTTGCCAGAAGAATGGCCATGAGGTTCGTACCGAATCGGTCAATACCATGGCTTTCTTGTCCGTGAACTTGTGCCATTCACGTTGCCAGTTGATCTTGACCGTATTGGGGCAGATAACGAGACAGGGGAAAGCGCCGGCCTTGTTGATTGTGGCGATACTCTCAAGTGTATTGTGCGTTACAATATAATTATTTGTCAGATACAAATGATCCGGAGCGGTTACGCTTATACATACGGAATCTTCCTCTCTAATATATTCGATAGACGAGATATACCGTGAACAATAGTTTGTTTTTTTGATGTCCCATTCGGCGGCTTTCCGTTCAAGATAGAATGGGCAAACCTTGATCCTCACGTTTACTTGAAATTCCACGCCTTTACCCTCGTTTTGCCTATCGTATCTGCGTATGATCGCCTGTCCTCCAAGGGAACGTACCAAAAGGGCAATGTCACGCGCCATGCCATAGGAAAGGGTGCTGTAGGTGATCCTGTTTCTCTTTCCTGATCCATCCGTATCCATCAAACCGCGTAAGAGGTTGATGCGTTGCTCTACCGATCCGTGCATGTATTCGTATGGTATGAATTTCTCTACACTTGGTTTGTCAGCTTTGAGTCGTTTGATCTCTTGGTAAAATCGATTTTCGTGGACTGTCGGATTCTTTGTGATGTTGTATCGCGGGCATGTGGCGTAATCGTCCCGTACCAACAGCATATCGCTAGGTAAGAGTTTTCTTACCCTGTCGGCAATAGCCGTATCCATGTCCGGTGTAGAGAAAGACAGGCGCCCATTGCCATTGCAAAGGTGGCCGTCTCCCAAAAGTACCCCCATGATGTAAGGATGAATGATGTATAATCTCTCCTTGTACTTCACAGGTTCACACATTGGGATTTCCCATTTCCGTCTTGTATGGTTATGGCCAAAACCTTTTAGGTTGTAGGTCACGCCGGAATCCATGATCTCCTGTGTTGTCTTGGTGATCCATCCTTTCCCCTTTCTTCTACGGTTGGCATCCCGGACACACCATAGATGCTCTGGGCCGCATTCACAGGATACGCCATCAGAGAACGTCACTTTGAACACGCGGCGTTCTTTTTGCGGGTACACGCCACTTACGGTATATACATTTCCGTCCCTGCCGAATATCTCGTCCCCAATTTGTAATTCTCCAATCCTCCTAAAACTGTTTGGAGTAGCCACGTAACTACTGACTGGTTGTTGTTTGCCAAGTCCCATGTCGTCCCCATTGATAAACCGTTTTAGTTGTAAGCCTCGTGCGATTCCTTGCAGTTGATAGGGGTAAGGTTGTATCTTTAGGCCATGATCCTCGTCCAACTCGGGCATGTCCGGTATTTGATAGGCTATGTCCTCGTCGGTCTTAGACTCGTTCCCTCCCCAGTTGACGGGTTCGAAGTGCCTCACGTAATAGGTGAGCTGGTCTAGCTCCGCCTTGCACTTATTGTTGGCCGGGATCATCCACGCTCCGGTAGACTTGTCCCACCAGCGGACGCTGACGGCTGTCTTTAGCTTGTCAACGACCTGCTGGCGGTACCTGTCAAACCTTACCGCGTAGCATTGTCCCTTTTCCGTGTTTTGTAAAGTGATTTGCATAACGGTTGTTTTTATTATTAGTTAGGCGAACTCGTCGAAGGCTTTCACCTCCTCGGCGATCTCCTTGATCTGCTCTTTTTTCTTCCGTCCCCGTTTCTTTGGCTTCTCTTCCTTCTCGCCCGTGATATCCGATTCCTCCGGGGTATCGAAATCGAAGGATTCTTGCTTGATGCCATATTTACCTTCGAACAGGTAAGCGTCCACCTCGTAACTACATCTACCGATAGCCTCTTTCAACTCGGCTCCGTAAAGGTACCCGTCGCCGGACTCGTCCTCATATTTGGTGAACGGGACGGAGAGGTTAAGGATCTGCCCGCTTTTCAGGAGTTTTTGCGCTTGGATTGATACGCCGGCTGATTCATCATTACCGCCTTTGCTGTATCCGGTGACGATGATATTCTTTAGCTTCTCGTTCAAGTCATCGTCGGAGGGATTGGCGACATTGACCAATGTAGCCTCGTGCATCTCACAGATTTTCACTACGTGTGGCTTAAGCCGGTTCAATGCGTACAGTAGATCGGGGTGGATAAACTGCTCCGATTCCTTTAGGATGTTGTTCTTGTAGTTCGCTTCCACGAACTTTTCCGTATACTCCGCCGTGAGCTGGTTGTTCTTGATCTTTACTTTCTGGATCTCGTACACGGGTTGCTCTTTTACTAATTCTTCCATGTTCTTTTAAAATTTAGGATTGTTATAACTCTGAGGCGCTAAGGCCATTTCAGCTTTCGCCTTGCTAATTATCGTGCGACACCATTCCAATTGGTGGGTCGCAGTCCGGTTCAATCTATCACACCAGTCGACTAGGTATTGCTCATCCTTGCACAGGCTGTCAATGATAGCGTTTACGGCCTTTGAGGTCGCTCCGGCCCGTGAAGCGGTTTCCCGTAATGTGTCGAATACTTCCGATTTCTTTTTCACGTTCAGGTGATATTTTGCGTCCGCTAACAGCTTCCCGGTTCGGGCGATATAGACGGCGAGGTCGTTCCCTCGCAGGACGGCTTCCTGTACCTCCTCGCTCATGGTAATGTTCAGGAAGGCATCTATGGCGGCCAGTTCCTCGGATATCTTGTCTGTCGGTGTGATATTGAGATTCATGATTTTTATTTTAAGATATAATCGTTGCCACAGTTGCCGCAATGATATACGTTGAATGTATCTCCCGTATGCGTCTGTAATTTCTTTACGAGTACGGAAGCTCCGCATATAGGGCATTTCTTTGCCAGCCTGTACTTTAGCCAGCCGATTAGGATTAAAATTAGATTCTTCATACTATTAGCTTATTAGCATCCACCACCGGAAGGCTAGTTCCTCGTATTTCTCTTTCCCTTTCCGGTAGATCGGATCGCCCCGTCTGATGAATGCCTTGAACACTTTCTGGTTTTTCTTGGAGATACCATAGATGAAATCTTGCCGGCTTCCGGCGATGTCCATGTACCAGGCCCGTGAACGATCCCAATCGAAGAAATCAATCGCCTCGTCGAACTGCTTTTGGGTACTGGCGAAAGTACTTTTTAGGTCTCCCCCGAATCCGTATGTGGGAAGCCACCAGTCCCATTTGCAACGGGTGTCGAGTGTGTATTCAAAGTTACCGTATTGGAAACGTTGTCCCTTGTTTACCATGAACCGCTGTGTCTCCGCTTTAGCAAGCACTTGGGCTAAGAACGGGTCTCGGCGTGCCTCCATCCGTAGGGATCGTTTCATCGCTTCCGCTAACTCGAAATCCTCCCCGGAATACAATACGTCGTCCACCATGCGCTTATCATACCTGACCCGTTCCGGCTCGGTGATCATAGCGTCAATCAAGCTCCCGAACTTGAAAGCCTTCTCCTTATCCCCGTATTGCGTACGGGGATAGAGGAGGTTCTTTAACTCTGTGAGGTCTGAGTTGCTGACCTCAGACCGTTGGTAATACGTATCTTGCATCTTCTTCCTTGAGTTTTAAGTATTCAATGACTGCGAAGTCAAATTCAAAATCGTAAGTGTTATCCATCAGCCACCGGAACCATTTGCGGCCCTCTTCCGTATCGAGGATCTTTTTTAGGTTACTCGGTGTACGCCTGTATTTCCCGAAGTTTATCCATGAGGATAGATATAGCTTTTTCATATCACTTGGCCGTTACATCATCGACATATTTCACGAATGCGGACTGGATTCGTTCACCGTCCTTATTGGCTATTTTCTCGCAATAGGAGATCATCTTCTTATGGATCTTCTCAAGATCCTCCATGCTCATGTTGATACCCTCACGCATGAACCACATCTGGTATACCTGCATGAATCCTTGTGGATTGGTGACTTGGATCTTTTTCTTGATCTTCGCCTTGGTAGGGGTAGGAGACATACTGGCGGCACTGAAATCGAAGGCTGCCTGTACTTCCGCGGTGGCTTTCTCTGCCTCCGCCTTGGCTCTCGCTTCCTCTTCCTTGCGCTTGCGTTCCAGTTCGGCCTTTTGACGTTCTTCCGCCTCTTTCCGTTTGCGCTCCTCCTCTAGCCGTGCCGCCTCGATTGCGTTGGTCTTGCGAATTTCCTCTTGCTCCTCCAGTTGTTTCCGGAGGGATGGGAGGCGGTCGACCAAGGATTGTTTCAGTCCCTCGATCTCGAAAGCGTATCGGTCGGAATATTCTTTTTTCTTTAGGATGGCTATCTCGTTCTTGATCGCTTTGCGGGTCTCACCGTCCATATAGAATGTCTGTTTGTTATCCACGACGTTTTTCACGAAATCCGTCCATGAGAAACCGGTGCTTGTTTGCGTGATCTGCCGGCATACGTCCCCATACGTGGCTAGGGAGGCACGATTGAAAATCCCGTTCAAGGCGTTGATATGCTTCTCGACGTAGGCGGCGTACGTGGTATCAAGCAAGACCGTTATGTCGGCCCGGTATTGGGCTTTCTCGTTCTCCGCCAATTGTCTTTGCCGGGCCTCTTCCTCACGGCGTTTTTGCTCTTCCAGCTTCTTGGCGGCGTATTTGTTACGCTCCATCTGTAGCAGATAAGGGATGGTTCCCTTGGATTTGGCGTCTATGGAACCCTCTAGTGTCGTGAAACGTTTGGATATGGCCGTTAGCATTTGGGTTAACGGCTTCCGGCGGTTGTTCATGTTCTCTACGGTCTTCTTTGACTTCGCAAGGTATTCTTGTACCGCAGTGTCGATCTCGTCCGTGCCGATACCTCCATTTCCCTCAATCGTGTCCAAGAGGGTTTTCCCTGCGTTCGTGCAAGCTGAGACCGACGCCTCATTACGGGCGAGAATATCCGGGGCTGTCTGTAAGATGCTAATGACCTCGTTAGCCTTGAAAGGTAAATTGTTATTCTGTGTATCTATGTCGATAAAATTTTGAATGTTGATATTGAACTCTTAAAATCCGGCTTCTTCATCTTCTTGTGATATTTGGGCTGTTATACCAGATACGGGAACCGGTTCCGCTTGCGGTTGCTCTCCGAATCCTTGTAAAGGATTTTCCGATTGGGGCTGGAGGGCTTGCGGTTGCTGTCCGGCTTGATTGGGCTGGATAACGGTTGTTTCTTCCAGTCCGTAGTCGATCTCTTGCGGTTCCTCCTGTGTCTCGAATGAGGAGAACTGTCCCGTGCGTACCTTGGGATATCCGTCGAAAGCGTGCTTGATAAGCTTGCTTTCCAAGAATCCCGGATCAATACCTCCTTCGCTAGAGGTATAAAGGGCATTGGCCTTCCCTTCTTTCTGCCGGGTTTGCGGGTTCCATTTCTGGTTGTTCTTAAAGCTGTACGCTTCCAATCGCTTGATATCGCCTTCCATCATCCAGTGCCAGTCCACGGTACCGTCGGAGCGTACGATACGTAAGAAACCACCTATCACCTTGTTGGACTTTCGGGGGCATGCCGCTTGGTAGGTCACGGTCTTTACGCCGTCGATCAACCCGGGGGAGAAGGTATCGCCCTCATAGCAAACCACGGGATTATCCACGTAACGGACTTGTCCGGCACGTTGCCGCATGACTAACTCGCCATATCCGGTGATGGAGAGATAAGCACGTAGTTCGTAGATATCGCTACCGTTGTTATCCTTATAGCCGGTCTTCGTGCTACGGGGAAGAATATAACAGTGCGGTCGTCCTGTCGGGTCAAGTGACAGGCCGTTGACCGCTATATCCAAAAAGCATCCATAGAGGGATAACGGTGTGCATCTTTGCAGTTCCGGCTTGTCTTGTAAGATCTTCCGGAAGTTGAATTTCTCTTTCTCGTAGATTTGCGCTCCTTGGGCGGTACCCCAGATCGCGTTATACATTTGGATGAACTTTTGTTCTACCCTGTTATCTTCCGCTATCATGAGCGGGTTTAGCTGATTCAACTCAGCTACTTTGATCTGAATTAGATTCGACATGATGTTATGTTTTTAAATGTTAGTTACCAATGTTTAGCTATCATGTAAGCCATTGCCGCACATCCGGACGTCGTGATGATATGCAGGAAATGTCCTAGGCAAATAGCCACGATTCCAAGTATGGCGAGCGTTCCGAAAAGGATGTAAAATCCCCACCTCACCGCTTGGGCGAGTTTCCAGTAATCTGTTTTCATACGTCAATGATTTATTAGCAATGCGGTTTACCGTCCGTGAAATAGCGAGTTGGATGGGTATCGTAAACTTCCTTTTGCAACGCCTTGCCAAGGTGCCTTGCTATGTTAATGATTCATTTAATAGTCGTATGGATCTAGGGCGCACTTATACAGGTTTTCCAGCCTGTACTCGATTTTGCCCGGTCGCTTGTAACGTTGTAGCCTACCTTCCGAGACCCATCTTTCCACGTTCTGTCTCCCGAAACGGAGGTGCGCTTCCTTTTGTCCGATAAATTCCCGGATACCCGCTTGCATCCTTGTGATTTGCCAAGCAAGGTATTCGATCTCGATCTTTCGTAAAGAAGGTATGCTTTGATAGGTGTTTTCGGTTGGCATGATTATTCGCCCTTAAATAGATTCTTTTCGTTCGCGTATCGCATGAACTCCGCCATGGAGTGTATCGAGAGTTTCCGAAAAACGTTCTTCCGGTGGTTCTTTACGGTGTGGGACGAGATGAAAAGCGTTTCCGCGATCTCTTCGTCTTTCTTTCCATAGTAGCAAAGCTCCATCACCCGAAGCTGGCTGTCTGATAATGTGCTGTTGAACTTCGGTTCACAGATTTTCTTAAACCCGTCACATTCTCCTCGTAGAGGGCAGCCGACAAACTCGAATTTGAAATTCCAGTTCTCATCCACGTCTATCATGTTATCGTACAGCCCGAAGTTGCATTTGATAAACCTACGTACAGCCAAGAAATCCCGGTAGCATTTATTCCCGTCGTAACGGGCGTAATACTTGCGGAGTGCCGCATAAGCCTCCGGATAGAACTCTTCCAAAATCTCAAGGAAACTTTGAATGAAATCCGTATCGGACTCTTTCAGTTGGCGTTCCGGCTGTCCCTGCTCTTTGATAGTTACTTCGCCGGAGGGGGTGGTATAGAATTCTATTGCGCGCATACCTTATCCTCCTTTGGGAATAACTCACAGGCAGGAATGCCAAGTTCTCTTTCTATCACTTCTTGGGCTAACGCATCCGGTTGGTAGACTCCCGCTACCCAACATCTGACGGCCGATTCAGATCGTTTGGTAATGGTGGCTATCTTTTGGATGAAAGCCTTCTTAGGCGGCGTGTTGTCCATGGAGAAGTAGATCTCTCTGAATGAACGAGCGCCAATCTCATGACCTTGTAGGTTTAATTTTTCCATTTTTGCCTCCTTACATTATTATATATGTTCTGTACTTTGTATTTTCGCAACTACTATTAATCATTACAGGTGCAAATATGGAACAAACTTGTGAAAAATACAAGAATATTTGCGAAAATCTAAATAAAAACTTTTGTTTTTCGCAAATTGATGTGTGGATATTGTGCGTAACTTCATAAATATGAATGTAATAGATAACATATTTAAGATAATGGCTCAAAAGGGTATCAAACAACGAACGTTGGCTGATGCTATGGGTATTGATGAGTCCCAAATTTCTGTAATGAAAAGGGGAAATCGCGATTTGAAGATTTCTGAAGTTGAGAATATCGCAAGTTGCTTGGGTGTTTCTATAACAGACTTGTTTACTTGGCCAGAACGATATGTGCTGGAGCAATCTGCCGGAGCAAAAGGCTTAACTACCCCAAAAGTTATACTGCAATTGGAGTTGGAAGATAGTGATGTGAAAGCTGATGTGATAAAGTTGGCTTTTGGGGATAGGGTGTTGGAGATTAAGAATAAATGATATGCGATTTCTTTTTTGGAATATCTGTAAGAATAATATTTTTAAAGAGATAGCATCTTTGGTGATAATCAAAGATATAGATGTTTTACTGATAGCCGAATTTCCTACAAATATAGATCCTAAAGAATTAAGGAATGAACTTTTGTGTAGAGGTGTTAGATTTGATTATATATCCCCATATTCTCCTAAAGATAAAGTAAGGGTATATACACGTTTTAGGAAATCATTGATTACAAATATTCAGGATGAAAGTGGTGTAAGTGCAAAAAGTATTTATAGTCCAATTCTTAAAAATAAAGTTATCTTAATAACTTGTCATTTACCAAGTAAAATAAGTAAATCAGATATGAACCAATCAGAGTTGTCGTCTGATGTTAGGGATTTTATTCTAAGAGTAGAGAATAGGTTTAATCATCAATATACAGTGGTGTGTGGTGATTTTAATATGAATCCATTTGATGAAGGACTTATAAAAGCAAAAGGATTTCATGCTATTATGAATAAAAAAATAGCATTGAAAGGAAAACGAAAAATCAATGATAAGGATTATAGTTTTTTTTATAATCCTATGTGGGGCTTTTTAGGAAATGGAGTTGTTTCTGGAACTATGTATTATAATTCTTCTGATCATATAAATTATTTTTGGCATATGTATGATCAGGTTTTATTAAGGCCTGAATTGATCCCATTTTTTGATGATAAAGAGTTGGAGATTGTAACAAATATAGGGAGCGAAAATTTGTTATCAGATATAGGTATTGTTAATAAAAAATATTCAGATCATTTACCAATAATATTTACATTAAAAATATGAGATATGGAAACTAAGAGTTTGTGGCCAAAAATTGAAGTTGATAAAAGAGAACTTCCTTTTTCAATATTAAAAAAGCAATCTGATTTATTAAGTGATTTGACAAATGGATGTTTGTGTGGAGAGATTGTAAGTGCTAATAAAAAGGATTTCTCTTCGTCTTTGAGAGAATATCAAACAACATCAACATTTGATTATCGAGTGTATTCTTTTTATATACTTGCCAATGAGTTGTCTGATTATAGATATTTGTTATTGACATTGGAACATAATGTGTTAGAAATATATCCTGCAAAAATAAAAAGCGAAATAGGAGGAATTGATCGTGTTGTCTATAGTGAAGAAGAATTATTGGAGGTTTTATCTTTGGTTTTAGGGAATTCGGTTACAAAGGAAATTATAGAAACATTGGTTCTTCAAAGTAGAGAAATTTGTTTTTGATATTGAAGGCGTTTCTCATATAGCGGAAGTTATAGACGTTCGTTATTCTATTTCAGATAGAAATGTCGATATAATAATAGGTAAAGAACGTCTATATACTGATTATAAAACAGAACTTGATGCTTTGGGAACTCTGGCTTTCAAAACGCAGTTGAAATAATATTCATCTGCGTATGGTTTGAGTTCTTCAAGCTGTTTCTTTGTGAGATACAGTCCTGCGAAAGGAGGTTGTTTGCCTTCTTTCACTTGTCGCATTGCATTAGATACGGCTTTGCGAATTTTAATTTGTTGAATCTGTTTATCGAACAT